AAAGTGTACTGTCCAACGTGCGGTTCGGGAACGGAGTATTCCTTAAAGAAACCAAAGTTTTGCGCTGGTTGCGGGGAAGCTTTTTCGGCGCTAAACAAAGCTCCTGCCAAAAGAGTATTCAAGACTAATCCTCAGAACCCAATCGCGACCATTCAAGAAGAGGTCGAGGAGGAAGAATTCGAAATGCCAGACATGGACAAACTGGATGTAGATATTCGCACATCTAGGTCGTTTAATATCGTGTCGTTAAAAAATTTAGCTGTCGGTGAGAAACAGCAAGATGATGGTTACGTGAGGGAAGCGGATCCTACTTATTCTAAAACGTCTTTTACAGAAGACTTCAGAAGGGACGCGGGATCATCCTCCAGAGACCATGAGCAAACCCAGCAAACCTAAATTCGAAGATTTCATTGAACAGATAGATCTCGAGATAAAAAAACGAAAATCCAAATGGAATTTAACTGCGCTCTCGTGGATGGATTTTGATGACGTTTCTCAGATTTTACGAATTCATATATTTAAGAAATGGCATCTATACGATACGTGTAAACCTCTTAATCCGTGGATTAATCGTATTATATCCAATCAAATAAAAAATCTCATTAGGAATAATTACGGGAACTATTGTCGCCCCTGTTTGAAATGTGCGGCCGCTGAAGCGGGGGATTTATGTTACATTTACGGAAAACAATCGGAAACTTGCCCGCTTTATGCAAACTGGACAAAAACCAAAAAACAAGCTTATGACGCAAAATTACCTGTTTCTATCGATGACCATTCTTACGAAATTAATTCGGCCGAATACTCAGGGTTTGATGTAATTGCGATGATGGAAAAACTTAATGTCAAGATGGAGTCTAGTTTAAAACCTGCGGAATGGAAAATATATAAAGCTTTATATATTGACAATATGTCTGAGGAGGATGCGGCCACATTGATGGGGTACAAAACTAATGAAAAAAACAGGGTGCCCGGCTACAAACAAATTAAAAATGTCAAAAAATCAATAATTCAGAAGGTTAAAAAAATGTTAAAAGAAGGGGAGATCGAAATAATATGAGTTCCAAGAATATAGACCTTAATGATGATCAGCAACTAGCTCTATTGAACGAGTGGAATAACCGCCCAGATGATCCCCCTTTTATTAAGGAATTAATCGAATTGGTATTTCCTGATATCCCCGAGGACAAGAGGGACGGGAGGTCAAAATACGGAAGAGCCGTGAAGAAGTTTCTGGCTGAGAAGAGCCTCAAGGCAAAGGTATCCCACAAGTATTACCCAAAAGAGAAAACCGAACTTACTGAAGATCAAAAAGAGTATATATCAAATAATTGTGGCGCAATGAAGCCCATGGAGATGGCTAAGGTCGTTTTTGATGACCCAAGTATTTCTCCTTTGGATTTGAGGTACAAGGTGTTATTCGACTTTCTCAAGACAATAAATAACAAAGTTAAATATGCCGACGTGACAAACGAGGAGACCGCCGCGGAAGCGGGCTATTCCCCACCTAAGTCAGAAGCTCGCGCATTAGTTAGGGTCAACAAGTATGTTTACAATGGAATCGACAAGGACAAAGTCACCACTAAGATAAAAAGGAACTTGTATACCTTAATTGGATACATGCACACATTCCGCTTCCTTCATCAAATTGGTACTTATCATATTGAGACAGATCGAGAATTATTCGAAAGCAGTTTTGTGAGGTACACATGGGATAAGCCTGATCTTACACAAGAGGAGGTTGACCAATATATTGTCCTCTCTGCAGAAGTGGTTATTGCTTCCAATATCCAGCGGCGAGTTGAGAGATTGCAGCAGCTACTAGATCAAAACGCTGAAGATACAGAAGGCCGACGAATGGCAATGAGCTTGGTCGAAGCTATCAATACCGCCCAAACAGAATACAACCAGTGCGTGAACCGACAGACGAAACTCCTTAACGAACTCAAAGAGAAACGAAGCCATCGAATGAGCAAGATGCTGCAAGAATCAGCTTCCATATTGAACCTTGTGGAACTTTGGAAAGATGAGGAGTCTAGGCATAAAATGATTAAGATAGCTGAGCTCAGGAAGAAAAACGTTTCCAAAGAGATAGAAAGACTAACTACAATGGAAGAGATCAAATCTCGTATTATGGGGATTAGCGAAGAGGAAGTTTTAAATGGTTGAATGTAACGTTTGCAAAAAAGAATTTAAAGAAGACAAGAATCTTCATTTGCATATAAAGGCTCACAAGCTGGCGATAGGGAGCTACTACCATACCCAGTTTCCTCGGTACGACCTGCATACCAAGGAGCTAATAAAATTCAAAAATAAAGAACAGTATTTTTCCGCAGACTTTAACAACAAGAGAAATTTAAAGGCGTGGCTAAAAGGCGCTTCACCGGAAAAGGCTAGAAAGTATTGCAAAGAACTATTGGTAAAAAGAAAAAGGGAGAAAGGTCTAGAATATACTCCAACAGAAGTAGAGCTAAGAACACTTTTAGTCCCTCCTATTTCCTATTACCAGACAATATTTGAAGACTACTACAAGTTGTGCGAGGATATAGGCTTGAAGAATAAGCTCGCCCCTTTACCCACTCAAAGACTGGATGGAAAAATTAAATCTAAAGAGGAGTTTAATGGCGAGCATCTCATCTATGTTGATTCCCGAGAGCAAAACCCCTTGCAAATAAAAGACTTCCCCACGGAAGTTAAAGGGCTGAAGTTTGGAGACTACTGTCTTAACGACAGGGATAAAACAGGAAACTGTTATATCGAGAGAAAGTCTGTTCCTGACCTTATCGGAACCTTAAGTGCGGGTCTGGAAAGATTTGAGAATGAAATAAAACGTGCCGCCGAAGAAGATGCGTACATGGTGATTCTCGTGGAGAGAAAACTGGAGGAGTGCTTAGCCTTTAACAAGCTCCCTTACGTCTATAAAAAAAATACACGAGCAACTCCTGATTTTATTTTTCATAACGTGAGGGAGTTGATTCAAAAATTTCCTCACATTCAATTCCTATTTGTTGACGGAAGGGTGGAGTGCGTAAGAATTGTCAAAAAGCTCTTGCTCACCAAGATATTAAAAACCAAATTTGATTTGCAGTTAGCGTATGATTTAAAACTATTATAATATGTGGTACTGTCCTGACAAATATAATAAACCCATCGTAGACATAAACAAGGAGTCCCTTGCGCTAAAGGGGGAACTCGGGGATCGGCAGGCTAAAATCACCCTAGCTAAGTTCATGAGGTCTAATTTGGGGTTTACCACCGAACTTTTATCGGGAATTAAATTAGCTCTTTACCAAGAGATAACCTTAAAGGCTTTTTTCAATAGGAACTTTAGCATGTGCGTATGGGGACGTGGTTGCGGAAAAACTTTCATTGCGGCTGTCTATTGTTTCCTCCAGTGCATTTTTGAGCCTCGCACCAAGATCCTTATTGCTGGGCCTACTTTTCGTACAGCGAGATTTATTTTCAACAATATAGAAAAGATAGTTGAGTCAAAAGAAGCTCAGATGTTAGCTCACGCTTTCGGCGCAAAGTCCAAACGTAACGATCAGTTCGAGTGGAAGATTAACGAAGGCACCATAACAGCTATTCCGTTGAGTGGGGAAAAGATTCGAGGTTTTCGCGCTAACATTTTGGTTCTTGATGAGTTTTTGCTGTTGCCAGAGGATACCATTAAATCGGTGCTGATGCCTTTTTTGGTTGCTCCTCAAGACATGGCGGAGCGAATAAAGATAAGGGAGATTGAAGATGATCTCATTGCAAAGGGGGAAATGAAGGAGAAGGATAGGATCGTGTTTGGAAACAATTCCAAGATGATAGCGTTGTCTTCTGCCAGTTATAGTTTCGAAAACCTTTATCGCACCTATAAGGATTGGATGGGTAATATTTACTCGGATGAGATCATGCAGTCTAATTATTTTATTTCTCAAATGGGTTTTGATTCTATTCCTCCGGACATGATTGATAGCACCGTAATCGAAGAGGCTAAATCAGGAGGATCGTCAAATTCATCTTTCATGAGGGAATACGCGGCTCAGTTTACCGACGGCAGTGATAGTTATTTTAGCGCCAAGAAGATGCATAAGTGCACTATTCCTGACGGAGAAAAGCAGCATACGTTAGTAAAAGGAGAACCTGACAAAGAGTATATTTTAGCTATTGATCCCAGTTTCAGCAATAGCCCTTCCTCTGATTTTTTCGCAATGTCGGTTCTCGAATTGGACGGAGAAAGACCCACTTTTTCCACACTGGTTCATGGGTATGCGGTGGCGGGAGGGAATCTAAAGGATCATATAAAATACCTTTATTATCTGGTAACCAACTTCAAGTTTTCCATGATAATCATAGATAACGCAGGGTATCAATTTATTGACAGCGCCAATGAATCTGAGCTATTTCAAAGCTCCCGTATAGAAATTAAATTTTTTGATTTCAATAGCGACAAGAATGGAGTAGATTATGAAAAAATGCTTTTAACAGCAAAGCGCCAATACAACAGAAAGGAAAACGTGATCTGCTTTAAACAGTTGTTTTCCACCACTTTTCTTCGGGAGGCTAACGAACACCTTCAGGCATCTATTGATCACCAGAGGATTTGGTTCGCTTCTCGT